TCAAAACTGCGCCAATGCCGCCTCAAGAGATATCGCAGCATCAGTGCTGTTGATAAAGTGCGTCACCCGCCTCATAACCTCAGCCTCTTCAGCTGCATCACCTTCGATCGCTTCGCCGTCATCCGTGATTAACGCTTTCCCCCTAAGCTTCGCAAACTGCGTCCGACCTCCGGACAGAATCAACAGCGCATCACCCTGCTGTGGGCGCGTGACCGGGACGATGATCGCATAACCCGCCGACGTCTCGAGGATGCGACTGTCGGGAGTCATGCAGACACTGGCTGGCGTAACCCGCTGCTCTATATAGTCGGTAGCTGGTGAAGGAAAGCCCATGTTTACGCCCTCTCTTGAATACTGCATAAAAACACAGTATAAATACTGTATATCCATCCAGTAAAGGGGCAATGAGCAATGTTCGTGGAACTCGTTTATGACAAAAGAAATTTTGATGGGCTGCCCGGTGTAAAAGATATCATTCTGGGCGAATTGACCAAGAGGGTTCACCGGATCTTCCCCGATGCGGATGTTCGGGTTAAACCGATGATGACACTGCCGGCGATCAACACTGACGCCAGCAAACATGAGAAGGAACAGATAAGCCGTACTGTTCAGGAAATGTTTGAAGAGTCTGATATGTGGCTGGTTTCAGAATAAGAGCATTGTTTTGTCATATTGCATATGTAGAATCCGCACCGGCTGGCAATCATTCAATACTCGCACTATCGGACGTTCGTCAGTCTGCCGCAACCCACTCTTGCATACGGTGTGGTTGCGGCAACTATTTCTTCACGCACTCTTGCTTGAAACATTCTTTGTTGTAATGCCTGACGCAGCAGATTTCAGAGCCTGATTGAATGCAACTACCGTGACGGGTTTCTTCTCCGCCTTTACCCGATTCGAATGACTCTGGAAAACATAATCATCGACTGGATATTTTTTTCTGCGTCTTTGTATTATTTCAATGATTATCGGCGGCATTAACATTTCCATTTCCTTATAGCGCCCCATTTTTTTCAGTGTTATGACCTCTCCCGTAATGTCACTGTAACGAAGCATCCTGAGCCTTCCTACTCCTACAGGCAGATAGTAAAGGCATATCCACAAATCAGACCATGTATCACTGATATCCAGCAATCTATGATTAATCGCAGCAACTTCATAAAACGTAAGCAAATCCCTCTACCTTTTCTAACCCAACCCTTCCATTTTATTTACTACAGACCGACATAAGAGATCCAGTATTTACTTAAATTTAACACATTTTAGTGGGTATTATCAGGTTTGGGTGTCCGCAAATATGACAAGTCTTAGTATGGTAAAATTGAGTCAGTTGATGCCGAGAAAGGTCACAAATGGAGTTTTTATTCTTGAGTGGGCTTGCACTTACTATCGTCCTCGGTAGATTATCTCCTTTAATCAGTGGTCATCATTCAAAACAACGTCACACATCACAAGGATAACGATGAAAAAGACAGCATTACTACTCATTACCCTTATACCAATTACAACTTCAGCAACAGTGTTTGGAGGCAGTAATCTCGGGTATGCTGGCTATCCAGGGTTCACAGATATTGCCCCAATACCACCTTACATTGACGATCAACTATCATGGGATCGTTATCGCCGTGACGTAGCTGACTACACAGACAGAGCAAAACAGTACCTGGAGGATGCGAACAACGACATAAAGAGAATTCAGGAAGCGCAACAGGATGCAATCCAAAGAGCGAATGATGTTGTTGAAGAATATAACAGGAAGATTAACGGTTACTGACAATAAATCCTACCTTCGTGCTTATATGCTGTATTGCCGATAGAAAGAAATAATGTTTTGTTGAAGCTAGGTTATTTATGTTTTTTTGTGGCGAGGCGAAATTTATTGCATGTGGAAGAGGTAAATTCTACACAATGGAAATGTGGAAAACACGGACAAAATGCATAGTGCAATAAAAATCGCCTCAATAACGCTTAAATTGTTGCTGCAGGGAATTTCTTATACAAGGTTGATATCCCAACATCGTAAATGATAGCTACCCTCTGACGTGTTTCACCAGCCGCCAGCAACCTCCCGGCTTGCGCCCACTGCTCAGGCGTCAACTTTGGCCTTCGTCCACCTATTCGCCCCTCAGATCGTGCAACCGCTAAACCAGCCCGAGTGCGCTCGACTATTAGCTCTCTTTCCATTTCCGCTAAGGCGCCCATGACGTGAAAAAAGAATCGTCCCATTGGGGTGGATGTGTCTATGCTGTCGGTCATGCTGCGAAAGTTAATGCCCCGCTCCCGCAATTCCTCCACAAGCACGACAAGGTGCCGCATACTGCGACCAAGTCTATCCAGTTTCCAGACCACCAGCGTATCGCCTTCTGATAAAGTCCGGAGCACCTTTTTCAGTCCCGGCCTGTCCGACGTCTTACCGCTGATCTTATCTTCAAAAATAAGCTCACATCCTGCGCAATCCAGTGCATTTCGTTGCAGTGCCGTATTCTGGTCATTTGTTGACACCCGTACATAGCCGATAAGCATGATCAATAGCCCTGAAAAAAGACGTGATCATGCCATCTGAGCGGTTAATGTGCATTTTCTCAAACGTTCAATTGGGAGAAGCGGCAAAACGGGATGTTGGGGATTCTGGAAACCAGATCCCGGATATGAGTTATTTCACAAAAAGTACTGCCGGTGGCGCGGCAATTGTTTTTACATTACCTGGCGGAATGATCATACAGTGCGGAAACATTGGAACGCTGGCTGCTGGCGCGTCGGTTACTGTTACTTATCCAATCCCGTTTCCTCTGGCAATGGGGTTCGTTATTCCTGCGGCAGCGGTATCCGCAGATTCAACAACTCCTGTTGCTCTGGCAATCGATGCAACGGTTGTCAATTCCAGAACTGGAATTGTATTCCGTAATTGCTCTACACGCCTCAACCTTGGAACTCGTTACCTGGCTATTGGATACTAAAATATGAAAAATTTTATATTCAGCGCACTAAACAATGCTTTTTATCCCCTGGAACTACAGTCTCGCTATGTCGAGGCGGGGAGTTGGCCTGAAGACGGGATTGAAGTTAATGATGAAATATTTAAAGAATTTACTGGCGAACCGCCAGTTGGAAAAGTTCGTGGCGTAGAAGATGGATTCCCCTGCTGGATTGACGTGCCACCGCCAACTCGTGATGAGTTAATCGTAGCCGCAGTACTGGAAAAACAGGTAAGGACAGGACAAGCAAATGATTATATAAACGACAAACAGTGGCCCGGTAAAGCGGCAATCGGACGGCTGAAGGGCGACGAACTGGCGCAGTACAATCTTTGGCTGGATTATCTGGATGCGCTGGAGGCTGTGGACACCTCCAGCGCACCGGACATTAACTGGCCTGTTCCCCCGGAGGCGTAGGCCAGACGGGTTTTGCTGTATCGACACGCATCAGCAAGACCCGGAATTTCTTCCATTCAGCCAGTGCGGCGGTTTCCTCATCTGTTGCGATCCCTGCATCAACAGCATCTTGCCGCCATGATATTTCATCATCAGCCATAATACGCAATTGTGATTTCCGCGCTGCTGCTGCCTCAATAGGATCAACGGTGTTCTCAATAGCAACAGGGTATCCAGTGGAGTCAGGAGCAATGATAAAACCTTGTTCCTGCCGTGATATCAACTCTTCAAATCTTTCCTGAGACACTTCAACGGCATCTTTAGGCAAATTATCACCAGTGCGATAAAAACCACGCGTTATTGCAGAATAAAAAATTGTCATCACATTTTCCCTATAGCAAAACCAATTACAGACGTAATTTGCTTGTTTGCATTTGACGCGTTGTAGAGGTTAATGGACATACCTGTTGCAGTAAGGTCTGCACAAGTGGAGATTACCCCCGCACCTGCTGTAACCCCGGATGGGGTAGATACAGCAGGCCAGTAGATAACCGGTGTCGACCCAAATGCCTGGGGAAATGTTAATGAAACCGCCACAGCAGCGGTTGCTGCCAGCGCCCCTCCGGGAGCATTACCTTTAACCCAGGCTAACCGATACCCATTACCCAAATCGACGTAGTTAGCAGTTCCTCCCAAATGAAGGTTTGCGAGAGCCGTTGCAATGGCATCCGGACCATCAGATGCGATGTCACCGAATGGATTTAAACGACTTAAAAGCAAAGACCGAAGTGCCGTTAGTAACTGATTGTGTTTCGCTTTATCCAGTACATCGCCGGATTCTTCTACCACAGCACAGAGCTCTTCCTGAATCATGTCAAAATAATCATCGTCCAGATTTGTGGCCGGGTTCCTGTCTGGGGGTTCCCTTGGGTAAAGCCGTTCTTACCCGCGCCGAATTTATCTTTCTGCGCAGTTGCTGTATCTATACGGTGCATGAATTACTCCGGATATTTGAAAATTACGTAGGTATGAGAAGGGCAAAGCTTATTAAGGACACACTCAACAACCGTGTCGCCCCAGATGCGGATAGCTGAATCACAGGGATCGTTGCAGGTCATCCAGATAGTATCTGTCGATGAAGGCATATTGACCTGCCAGTAATATCGCCAGTCCGTGGAATACACACCATCCGTACATTTTGAAGTACAGGTAAATGTGCTTTTATCGTATCGCGTTATAGTCGCCTCAGGCTTTCCAAGAGCAACAAGCTGGGCCAGATAAAACGCCTCGTTAATTCCACCCGCCAGGTTAACTTTTGCATCAAGCCGTTGTTGTCGCTGTCGTATTGTCTGCATTCCGGATGGAATACATTCATCAGGTAAGCCACAGCATTTTTCCCAGCGGTTTATCAGTTCTGTGGTTGTTCGTGGGTCGATCTCCAGCATCAGTGAATCAGCACGCTGATGCACCCTGAGTAATGAGGGGGCGGTCCCCTTTATCGCCACATCATCAACTGTCCAGGCTGGTCCTGGAGGAAGAAGCGCGGCGAGCAGGTGAATATAATCATCTTCATTCACTGCCACGTTACGCCTCCCAGAACAGCCAGTTCATTCTTCGCGATCGGCGTATCAGCAGCCGGCGCAATCAGTTTGTGGCTGTGCTCACCAGCAGCAATTGAGATGGCTTCATTGATACGCGACAACTCGAGAACCCCATCAGGATAACCATCACGAAGGAGAAAAGAACGAAGTTCGGCCACTACTGCAGCTCGTGTTTCAGCATTGTCCGGATTCAGATCAATAGTGAAATCGATGGTTTTAGGTGTCGCTTTGAAAACATACAAATCAGAACCCGCCACAGGGGCCAGTGGTTCAATATGCGCCTGCGCGGCTGCTACAGTTGCGTCATCCAGTATCGGATTGATCAGGTCACTACTCGCGACCATCACACCAACAGTGCCTGTCCCCATCCAGTGGCGGTAAGTCCAGGCGCGGGTGATCCCGGGAACCTCTTTAGCCCAGACAATATAATCACCATCTGCGCCACCCTGTGGTGTCCAGTAGTAGCGCTCAAGAACTCTCGATCGCCACTCTTCAACATCCTCTACATCAACACCACCCGCCAGCGTGTCAGTCATCCCGCCTGATGGCAGCCCATTAACCGGAGTGACAAGAGACAACGAAGTGCCATCGTCCGCATTTCCTGTAGAGCCATTAACATTACAAATTATGGGTAGCCGCAATACGCCACCAGCACTTTTAGCATCGGCCGTCGCTGTGTACTGAACAAAATCATCACGCTGGATAATGGCCCCGGCTTTGACTGTCAGATTGTCAGCCACGCCCTCCCATCGCATGAAACCAGCCGCTGCTGTCGCGGCCTTTCTCGGACACCGCTTCATGGCAGCATGACGGGCAAGCCATCCCTCATCACATAGATCAGGCAGCATATTCGTTGCCAGATAATCGATATACCCGTAAACCGTATGTAATGCCCCGGCATAGACTTTGGCCCTGACATCCTCATCCATCCGGCGAAGCTCATCATTGATATCCAGACGGGCAAAGAGATCGGTGCGTATCATGCTGATATTTTCAGCCAGTGTTGGCCTCTGGAATTCACTGTCCGCCATGAGTGATTACGCTCCATAAATCATTAAAGGAAATGGTAACCGGCCCGTCCCGGCGCCAGAGAACAATTTGATTACCGAGTTCGTTAATACCGGTTCGCTGAATATCAATGTCGATACGTGATACCACCCCATCATCAATCATCCACTGGAGTGCATCACGCAGATAAATTCGCACCTTATTCACCAGCGCATTGGTCAATTTGCTGCGTTGTAAAAGCCACAGTTTTGAGCCGTAACGATCATTGGCAACAACGGGCCATGTATCGCCCCACCAGCCCATAGGGACATCAGCATTGTCATCCGGATCAGCACGACGATGTGTAAAAAGTGAAATAACCACAGCCCTTACCAGCGGATTCAGCGACGAACTGACGCTAACCCGCTTACCATTTACCGTAAGCCAGAGTTCCATCATTCCCCCATCTGACTGGTCGGGGTATCAGTATTATTACCCTGCCCGTTTTCTCTGTGTTTATGACCGTTATAGACAATCCGCATCGCTGACATCGTCTGCCCGCCGGAATCACACAGATCCTTAATATGTCCCGTTGATTCAATATCCATTTCAAAACGGGCTTTCGGGGCATTAACAAACCGGATTAGCTTTCCGGCTCCGTCAACGATAATTCCAGAACGAGTGAGGTGTACCTTCTGCCCGAGGTCGTCATACAATGCGACTTCACCTTCTTCCAGTCCGCGAAGCCGGTACCGGCGATCAGCAACCGCAATCACAATGCCGTGTGATCTGTCACCATCAGGGAACAGAACCACACCTTCAGCTCCCGGTTTCGCGTGAGAGGTAAACCCGTAATGCTCAAGATGTTCTATACCTGCTTTCGTCTGGGCACCGATAAGTTCAACATCCACCATCTGGCATTTACTGGCAGCATCAATACTTTTTACGACTGCGCGACCAATCAGACAAAGCACCTGCCTCTGTAAGCTTTGCATTACGCCCATCAGAACGGGTCCTCTTTGGCTTTTCGTTTTTTAGTACGTTTCTGCTTCTCATCTTCCGGTTCAGGAAGATAAGCATCCGGCGGCCCGACACGAAGTTCCGCTAATGTGCCGTTATTGTCTTTGGTGAATGACACTTCAGAAATGAGCAATTCACGGTTATTGAATCCGCATACAGGGTCAAAAACGATGACGCGCTGATTCGGTTGCCACAGCGAGCCGTCACCCTGTCGCCAGCCCCAGACCACATAAGTGGTTTCGTCGGTACGTGCGGCACGTTGTCTGGCTTCAAACTCAGCGCGGGCAATACAGCTTGCTCCTGTTGATTGTCCTGTCTGCTGCACAACCATCGGACGATAGCGCCCTATTCCTGCATCAGCAGTTTTTGACCTCAGAGCCGTAGTGGTTGCTGCCCCAAAATCATTATCATTCCCGGCACGTTGGCCGGAGACCTGATAAGTTGAAAAGCGGTCGCGAATACTTTTTTCGGTATCACAGGAAATAACATTTTGCCCCAACACCAGGGCGGTATGCGCCCGCGTGGAACCCGGAACGCCAATAACCAGACGCCCTTTCGGATCGTCGTATGCCAGCGCCTGTTGCTGACCAAGCATTTTATTGAGAACCTCAATGACCGTCTCGCCGTGATCTGGCTGAACGCCCGGTATTGCCGCAGCAGGGGCCCCCGAATCCACGACAGATATGCCAAATGGTTTCGCCAGTGCAGCGGCAACCTGAACAAGCGATTGCCCGTTGAACTGGGTTGGTTCTGCGGAACAGTCAATAAGGTCGGCCGTCAGACTGCGACCGCTGATCCCGGTGCTGATTGACCTCGCGTCATAGCGAACCGGCGTCGCCTCTACCCAGCCAGTAATGACCAGATCATCACCGATGAGGACTTCTACCTTGTCACCGTTTTTTACTTTTGGCTGCAACGAGTTAGAACCTTCACCACCAGGCCACTCGCGGGTAATTTCAACGCTGAAGTCGCGCGCGATGCGCTCAATACCTGCGCCTATGCGAACAGATGTCCAGCCGCCCCATTCCCGCCCGTTAACACGTAGCGTAACGTTATCGTTCATCGTACAGGAACCCTCAGCGGAGATACTGGAACGAAGCCAGGATGTGCCACAGCGTTACGCTTTACGATATCTGACTCGCGATCCGCATTATCAAACCATGTGGCAGCCAGAACCAGCGCGGGTGTAACCTCATCCGGTGTTCTTATGACGGTCTTTGACGCCTGAGTTAACCGGGTTTTAATATCGTTATTGAGATCAGATTTCACTCTGCGGAGCGCCAGAAAAAGACGATCATCAGTGATGCGGGATAGCTCTTTGTCAATGGCATCATTCAGTGTGTCACGTACATCGACTAACTCATCCCATGTTGGCAAATCGACAGAAACCGTTTCTTCCTGGGCATTATTCAATGCCGGATGCGATACAACCGGCCAGCCAGTTGTTTCCTGTGTGGCATCACGCGCTGGCGTTACCGATGCAGGTAAACTTGTCACCGTGTACGCGGCTTCACTGATTGCAGTCGTGCGGATCGCACTGGCAACATAATTGCTCTGTTGCGTTCTGTTTTTCGTCGTCGTGCTGTCAGTTTTCCAGACACCACGGGGAGCAAGATCACTCCCCAATGTGATACCTGAGAAATTTTTAATCATGGTGTAAAGATCGCTGGCATTACCTGTCAGGCGATTGCCGGCGCGCCACATCGTCTGTAGTTGTTCAATGAACCCCTTACCTGATGATGGCGGAGGCAATAACACAGAAATATCGCCCTGCAATAATCGGGCAGCAGAAGAAATACCAGAATCAACCATCGCCATTTTATCTGATACAAAACCGAGCATACTCTTTGCATCATCTAATACACCGCCCTGAACAAAGTCTGGCATGCCATCCATACCAAACTGATCAAAGCTATCGCTGATACAGTCATCTAATGCTGAGCAGGATGAAACCAGTGTATTTGCCGTTGCAGTGCCAGCCGTTGGATATGAAAGTTCCCCGGCCTCAACGAACCGCAGATCGAAGCGCACCATGCGCCCTTCACTGCTTGCGGTGCTGACATTAATCTCTCCATCAACACAGACACTGATTTCCCCATAGGTCGGATGTACCAGCGTACCCGGTCCCGGTTTGTTCAGTGCCTCAATAAGTCTGTCACGTTGATCAAAGCAGTCATCTCCGATCACATAGGCGGTGATGCCAGGACGCAGCGTTACCCTTCCTAAGTCCTCGCTATAAGGTTTATCGCGGTTTGGGTATTCATGCGTTTCAACTCGACGTCCTACCGGGGCCCCTTCATCTTCTACCTTGAACGGAACGCCGCGAAACGACGCTTCAACCAGTCTGTCTTTCCACGCCATATAAACTCCGGGAAATAAAAAACCCGCCGGAGCGGGTTTGTTTAATTATCGAATTTCACTGCAAGAAGACATCTATTGAATATATATTACCAACTTTAAGGAATTTAGAATTTGCTCTTTCATCATAAGATTCAAAGCTAGTTACATCCGAAAACTTCTTCATCTTATTGGCAAATATAGCTTCATCCAGACCTGATAAATACCTATAAGCCCTGCCTGCCAATACTGTATTAGGCAGTTCTTTAGTATTATCATTATCTTCATAAAACCATATCTTCACCCTATCCGGGCATGATGGGTGATTAATGGTTACATAAAATTGAGGTTGATACTTGCTATCTGCATCATCGCTTAAAAGCTCGTCTCCAGACAGTTCCTTCCTAAACTCAAATTGCCGCTTAGTCAAATCATCTTCTTTAAATGTCTTTACCTGCACAGGTTCAACTTTGATGGACTGAATAAGTTTAGCCTCATCGTAGTTAATCGCGCATTGCTTTGCTGAAGTTCCAAAAGCAAGGAAGGATATCAAAAAAAACAAACTTAAGCGCATCACCACTCCTTAAATTTAATTGTCCAGTTTAGTGATGTTATCTTAACTTTAGAGGTGCCGCCAAAAAAGATGACTGCTACGTTACCCTCCCATTCCAGTTCTGCCAATCCTCGTATAACCAACATCATGATTGACATCTATACCTGAAGATTGAGTGCCCGTAACTGTCATGCCCGGCGGAGCACCTTTAAACTCTACCGTCACTTTTCCCTTGGGTTCAGCAGCACTTCCTTTCTGTATCTGGTATGGATTGTAACCGGGGCTAGCAACACCCGCCCCATATGCACCGTACCCACCAGCGCCCCATTGTGCGGCATTAGCTGCCGCCACGGTCTCACTGGCACCGTCAGTAAACCACTCAACCATTGGTTTAATCTTCTCCCACATGTCCTGGAACCATTTAACGATAGGGCCCCAGTTATTGATAATGAGACCAAGCGGGGACCAACTGAACACCTTTTTAATAAATGCCCATCCCGTATCGAAATAAGGTTTTATGGAGGCCCACATGTCTTTAAACCATGGGCCTATGGTTCCCCAGTTAGCAATTATAAATCCAGCTGCTAATGCAATGGCTCGAATGGCAATGCCAAACCAGGACATAGATAACGTCTTTGACACTAAGCTTAAAGCAAAATTTACGCCCATAAACCCTAATTTAACCGCAGTCAATCCGGCAGCCAGCCCAAATGCCCCTCTGATAACTCGTGGATTTTCATCGGCAAACTTCGTGAAGCGCTCGCCAAGATCCCCAAGCCATATTGTTATTCTTTTCGCATCACCAGAAAACGCGCTACCAATTGCTGCGAGACCGTTGGTGGCTGTGCCGGTCATTGCCTCCCAGAGGTTGGTTAATGTTCCGAGTTGGGCCTGAACACGGCTATTCAGGTTGGCCTGGCGGTTCATTTTTTGTTGAACTTGATCGTACCCATCCTTACCTTTGTCGATCAGCGCGTTAACTACCTGTAGTGTTTCAGCATCATCGCCGAACAAAGCTTTCATTACCCCGGTACGCTTCACGTCTGACAGGCTTTTGAGCTTGGCTAATTGCTGGAATAAATTGTCCAGCCCGCCAAAACTGCCTTTACCGTCAGTAAAGTCCAGGTTAATACCAAGCTTCTGACGCGCCAGCACCTTATTTACATCATTGACCTTTTTGACACTGAGGCCTGCCTGAATAACTTTGCGCACGGCGTTACCTGCAGACTCGCCCTTCATGCCCATCTGATCCATCATTACGCTGATCGGCGCCAGACCTTGCGCTGCTTTAAGCCCATCCTTATTTACCATCTGCAGCACGGAGCTGGTTTTTGTAAAAAACGACAGCATATTGGTATCGTCAACGCCCAGGTAAAAGGCTTTCTGGATCGTATCGAATAACCCCATCATGTCATCTGAGGCTGTGCCGGTTGCATCCTGCATCTTTGCCGCGAACTCAGCCGCAGCCTCCGGTGTTTTCTTCAACTGAACAGCCAGGTAAGCCGTGGCTTTACCTACACCGCGGAGGATGTTTTCTGCGGGAATACCCTGGCGCACCAACATCTGCATCATGTTCTGAAAGTCTGCCGTTGTACCAGGCAACTGGTTACCCAGTCCGACTGCCAATTTATTGATGCTTTTGAAGCTTTTCCCGACCTCCCCATTCGCCTGCATCATGGCAACCTTAAGGCCTGTAGCCGCGTTTTCCTGATCGGCGTACGTTTTCAGCGACAGTGTTAGCCCAGCAGCAAGCCCTGCGGCCATCCCAAGCCCGCCTTTCGAACTTGCCTCTGCCTGGCGTTTAAAACTACGGATGTTTTTTTGCATCCGAGAAAGCGCAGGAGAAAGCTTATCGACACCGGTGATCAGCGCTTTTAGTTCAAACTCAGCCATTGATCCGCTTCTCCTCTTCTATCCTGTTTGCCTGGCTGACCAGTAAAGGGATCTCACTGATTGGCTTGTTCAGTAATTCAAAAGGGTTAATGCGCCAGTAACTGGCGCAGTCAAAATAGCGATCAGTGAGATATTCCGCCGTCAGCCCTGGAGGAAAAAACCAGCCACCAGCCAACCAGCAGCATTTAGATCACCAGGAGACATCTGGTCTACAGTGCTTAGCGGCACATTTGCCAGCCGGACAATATATTTCGCGATGATGTGCGCCTGGAGTTTGATAGACTCGTCCTGGTTCATCTGATAGGGATAACCCAACTCGCGGACATCTTTCCCCGTCGGCTCGTTAAACTCCAGGACACTGAGCGTTTCGCCGTGTGCAGTGATCGGGTGACCTAGTTCAAGTTCCTGCATTACTGGTAATCTCCTTCTTCACCGTGAAATTCAAGATCCACCGTGCCTTCTTCAGCATTATGGTTTGCTTCTCCATGCAGCCAGGCAGACGACAGAACATAGACCTGACCATTCGCCAGTTCGGCGGTAATAGTCATCTGATCTGCTGTTGTAATTTTGCTGACGGGAAAATCCTTCGGTACCTTGTAAGTACCCTTAACATAAGGTGCGCGGTGCGTTTCTTTGCGATCCACTGAACCATCCAGCCCAATGACATCATCATTGACCTTCGTGTTCATCGGCACCTCAATGCCGCCGGTCATTGATAGCTGCTGACCGTCTACTTTGAAATAACAGGTACCACCAATCTTCGCCATTATGCGGACTCCTCTGGATACTGAAGACGGAACTGGTTAACCACTGCGAAGACGCGCAACTGGTTGACATAATCAGGTGGGAACAGCGTGTTCAGGCGGTTCGGATCATTAGCATCACGCTCTACAATCAGGTACTTCTTGAAGAGCTCATAATTTTCAACGATGCCAGCACGTTCCAGCTGGCGATACGTTGCCAGTAACTCACCTTTGATGACCGACGGCGTCACAATTGCCTGACCGGGGCCAAAACGGGTACCGTCGTTCGCCAGTTTATGACGGCCGTATTTACTGGTAATCACTGACTTGAGGCGGCGCAGAACGTATGCGCTGGTATGCAGGGTTTCACTGTCAAGATAACTGTTATCCGCAGATCCATACGCGTTTTTCTTATACGTGGTGACGTCGCGCTGAACGCGCAGAATGCCGCTTTCAACATATGCGGTAGCGACACCATGCGACAAAAGAGACTGCTGCTCTGTCATGGTAAAGCGCTTGCCCTTCGGGGCTGGCAACATACCAACCAGCTCCCCGGTCTGTGTCGGTCTGGCCGGATCATTACGAATGAATACCGCAGCACGAGCGGTGCGACTTGCCGCCAGTTCATCGGCAGGCGTCTGGGTCTCCTTCTCGTAACCAGCCAGGGTAATATGCTGAAGATTGAACATATCTCCGGCGGTAACCAGCTCGGAAAGCGTACCCAGTTTGGCTGTGTACACATGGCCATACAACTGGCGGGCATAACTCCAGCGACCGCTGGTATCGTTCATTTCGTTCGACAGCGTGTTCACAGAAGCCGCATCACTGAAAGGGTGACCGATATAGTCAAACGGTTCATCGGCCATCGCCGCGATCGTTCCAGTAAGCACCGGCGCACCGGTTCCTGCCGTACCAGACGCCACTGCAATCTGAATACCTGCCGGAAGCACCTCACCACCACCAAAACCGTAATAGTTCAGAGATACCGGAATTTCATTACCGCACAAACCTTTATGGCGAGCGGTCAGTGTGACCACGCCAGCAGCCGCAGAAGAGGTAAACGGAAGGTCGGCATTGGCATTGATTTCCGCACTGATCGCAGTAGCAACAGCGGCAACATCATCCCCATTGATTACTGCAGCCTGCACACGGGTGCGTCCGATATAAAGATTCACTGTACCGGTTTCCGTCGCGGCGCCTGTCACTGTAATCGTTACAGTCGCGGCAGCACCTGTGGCTTCCGGTACCGCAATAATGTACAACTCGCCAAACGGGTCGGTTTCGCGGTATGCGGTAACCATGCGGGCTAGCTGGCTACCCGGACCGCAAATCTGACGCGCATAATCTTTAGACGGCATCAGGATCAGACTTTCCTTCTCAATCGTCGCGTCCGCATTGGCGTAGCCGATCAAAAGAGCAGGACCGGAATCCTGGGTGGTATTCGCCGCCGAGCTATCCATTTCCGCATAAAACAGCGGTACCAGCGTGCTCGATGGGATGGTGTTCATACTAATCGTCATTGGCTTTCACCTTTTTATTAACGCGCCGAACATCACCAGCCGCGACGCGCCGCAGCCAGTAGTTATTCTCTTCAACATTTCGCCCTTCAGAGGGCAAAAGGTCGCCTCGGGCAGGGTCAGGAACTGACCGCCCTTTTGCGGGTTTTACAAACATATGGCCTCTCAGGAAGGGAGATTTATTTCAGTGTGAAGCTCAATATCGCCATCAGGACCACTCCCCGGATCAATAAAGTCCACATCAATGGAAAGCGTTCTGAATTCATCAAGGCCATTAAGCTCATCCTGTTGACGCGTATCATCCTCAGTCAGCTCATTCTCAACAGTAAAATCGAACTGATAGCTGAGTTCGTGGCGATTCACATCCAGTAATGTTCCACCGGCATAGGTGACAGGGTTTCCACGCTCCTCCGGATTCCATCCGAGAAGTGCTTTGAACAACACCTGCCGGATGTCGTGGACCACATCGTATGATGCGAACTGCCCTCGCTCATCCCGGCCATTACTGACAAAAACAATCACCGAGAAACTCTCGGTAAGATCCTGCCAGTAATCTGTCTGGCTTTTTTGCTCTCCTGGGGAATCATCACCAGGAACAACATATGCCGCCGGGAGTCGCATTTTTCCGATTTCAGGCAGATCTTTAAACTGAGCGGCACCGGCTACACGGTTCTCAAAAATGGGGCAGTTTGCCCGTAGTGTTGCAATGATGGGTGAGAGTTTCATCAGCGGCGTTTCTCCGGTTTGAGTGACTGACGCAACTCACGGGCAAGGTAGTACCGCGTCCACGGACTGTTTTTTTGCAGTGTCTCAACCATGAAGTTATTACGCGGAGCAAGACGCCAGCCGCTACCGCCAGACGCTCCACGATGGTGACTACGCTGACGACGTGCACCGCCACGTACACCGTAGAAAAGAAACGCCGGGTAAAAGTCACCGGTGATCATTCTGTTTCCCTGCCCGTTTCGCTGGTTTGGTGCAATACGGGTCATAAAACCCGGGCGTCGCCCGCTTGCTTTTGGCACCATATAGCCGATGGATTTCGCCAGTCGACCAGTCTGGTAACCAGGGTTTTCACCACCTTCTGATCGCCCACGACGCATTACCAGCCGGCGCGCATCACGCATGTGCCTCTGCCCGATATGGACAAACGCCCGCCGCACCCGCGCGCGGTTGAAGCGCATTTCCTTTGGTTGCTGAAAATCAACGTGTAAAAAGGGTTGTGCCATTATCGCTCCCTCCGGTTGATGCTGGCTCCGCGCCCAGTACAGTGCATTCAAGCAACAGGAACCGCCGCTTGCTGTTCAGGTCCCGAACCCGCTTAACGCGATAAACCTCATCCCCCTGCACCACCTCAAAATCGCTGGTAATCCCCCGGCGATAACGCAAAGTGATATAGTGAGTGATGGCATTATCCGTCTGGGCGGTCTCCTGGTATGTGGTCGCGCTGGTCTGTACCACCTTCGCCCACGCTTTATACGAAATGGGGTAAACCGGCATTGTGCCAAGGTCATCAGAAGGTGAGTCAACCCGCTGACGGATAAGAACCCGTTTATCAAGTTCCCCGGGGTCTGGCAGCAGATAAGTTGCGCTGGTCTGCGCGTGCCGAATTTTCATCGTGGATAAAACCTGTGCGGCCCAACAAGCCAGGTGTAGGTTAATGGAAGTTCAACCATTTCTACCTCACTGACAGCTGAGCGGTTTTCATAAAAATGGGTGATAAGAAACAGAATCCCCAGACGAATATCTTTTGTTAACGTTATTCCATCAGGATCGGTCTCAGGGATCGTTATTTCCTGAGAATAAATTTTCCGGTTGAGATATGTTTCAGTCCTGCTCTCAGCTGCTTCTCCAATAAGAGTCAGATATTCATCTTCCTCTGTATAATCAGATTCAAGACGCAGTTGTTTCTTGATTTCATCTATTCCTACAAGCATTGGCATCACCCATAAAAAAACCCGCAATGCGGGTTATTTTTTCGCTTTCTTGCCTGGCTGCTCTGGCTGCTCTGGCTGCTCTGGCTGCTCTGGCTGCTCAATATTTTTTTGCCCCACGCCACTCTGGTCAAGAATGCCGAGTTGCAAAGCAATCTCTACAGCGCGAGGTGGAAGTTCCTGATGTTCTCCGGCAGAAATGGTTTCAACATGGCATCCGTCAGGGGACCATTTCAAAGTTTGTAATAATTTAACCATGATGATTACTCAACTAAGAAAGGGGCATACGCCCCTTTTAGGTTATGCGCCAGCACCAATCTGTAGGAGCTTGATAGCCTGAGAATCGGCCAGCATACCGCCGGTGCGTTTAGTGGTGTAGAAACCAACAAATGGCTTATTGGTATACGGGTCACGAAGGATGCGGGTACCGATACGATCAACGATCGTATAGCCACGTTTAAAGTTACCAAACGCAATAGCTTTAGCATCAGCAGCAATATCAGGCATTTGCTCATTCTCGGCAACGCCATATCCTACCAGAGAGGAAGGCTGCCCCAACTCAAGCCCAGGGCGCCAGAGATAGTTACCTTCGGAGTCCTTCAGGATACGAACCGCAAACAGACTGTTGTTGTTCATCATGAACTTAGCGCCATTACGATGCACTTTACGCAGCGTGTAGACCAGTTTGATGATCGCATCAGCCGTTACGCCCGCTGCAGCGCCAGAGAGAATGTGCTGGAGAGTACCAAATGCACGAGTCTTGTCCGGATCAAGCGTGGAAGCGTATGCCAGAAAACCTTTCGGCTTCTTCGTCCCGTTCCCGCTGGTAAAGGCGATTTCTTCCTGCTCTGCAAACTCAATTGCCAGTTCGCTGTTGATCCAATCCTCAACGTTGAAGAAAGCATCATCCAACATCGTCTGGGTTGCCTGGGGATTACCGTAGATTTCACCCATGAATGGCTCAATCTGACCGAGTTTGGATGCATCCGTAGCCGGACGAGCATCCGTTTCACCAACCCAGCCAGACGCAGTACCGCCAAGGTTAACCAGTTTTTTATAGTTTGCGCCGCCAACGGTGATGGTCGTGGCTTCCTGGCGCATCACCACTTCATCTTTCAGAAGATCCAGGATAGTGCGATCAAGTTCTTCCGGTACGGCATAACCACCGTCTTCATCGACGCCGACCTGTAGGGCTTTACGCTCCAGATCGCGAAGGCCATCATCTTTACCCTTACGCATAAAATCGAGAAATGCCGTTTTGTGTTCACTTGCGGCCTTGCTCTGAGGTCCACCAGCAGGACGTTTTACCTGCTTCAGTTCTTCTTCCAGAGCAGATTTAAGTTCGTCCAGTTCAGATAACTTACCGTTTAAGGTTTCAACCTCACCGGCAAGTTTGCCCTTTTCTTGCTCAACAGCCTCCAGCCGCTTATCGTTCTTTTCTTTGAACGCATCAAACTTAGCCTGTAGCTCCTGCGCAACCTGTTCTACATCTTTTTGTTCTACTGCCATGTTGTTTCTCTCCGGTTCAGAAATTCAGTGATTTAAGTGCATTCAGACCAGCAGTCACATCAGCATCGCGCTGACTGATTGCGCTATAGCCCCCGGCCATGAATGCTTTGGCCTGGGAGCGAGAGAGCCCAACATCGCGCAGGACTCGTTCGATACATTTCTGTGATGGTGTTTCACCACGTGCCAGCATGCTTTTCACATCACTGATGCGGGCTTCATCATTAGATGGGAACGTGACGGGGCTGACTTCCCAGAGGTCGATCTCTTTCAACAGAAATGCTTCTTTGGTTTTGTCGTATTCCCAGTCATTCAACCAATAGCCAATAGAAAGGCCGGTTATAGAACCGGCCTTCATGTGTCCGTGAGCGCGCTTTGCCAGCGGGTCATCATCAATGAGTAATCGCCCTTTAACGTAAAGGCCAACATCATCCTCTTTCATTTCGGTGTAGACACCGATCGGTTCAGCGGTCTGGTGTTGCCAGAGAAGTGCCGGCATCCGCCCCTTTTCTTTCCATGTCTGGAGCGATTTTGTGAAGGCACCAGGAACCACAATATCGCCGTAGCTGTCCTTCACGCCGAATACCGAACCGTAGCCCTCAAACTCGCCGGTTTCACTGACAGACTTCAGTTTCAGCGGAACATCAAGTCGCTGTTTTGTTGACGGTCGTTCAGACGGGTTCATCGTCATGTGGTGGATCCTCGGTTGATTTTTGTTTGCTGCCGTCGGACGGTTTAGTTGTCATGTTCATTGGCGTCAGATAGATGTCTCCGCCTGGCCGGGGGTTGCGATCCTCCAGTTCCAGACAGTCATTCGGTGAAAACATGCCCCAGTTGATGCCGGTGGCGTACGCATCGAATCGAGATTTCATATCACCGCGCAGTAGCGCGCCAGCGTTGAATTTTGCGAAAAACTGCCCACGCTTGGACTTCTTCACCAGTCCGACGTTGATTCGCTGTTCTATACGGGTCATGTAGGGAACCAGTGAATAATTGATAAACCCAATTCCCAGATTCTCGATGTTGTTGAATGTCGCGCGGTCAGTGTTCTGCACCATGTGCATCGGTACCCGGTAGAGACGACAAATTTCCTCAAGCTGGAATTTTCTGGTTTCAAGGAACTGCGCGTCTTCGGCGGATAAGGCCATTTGTTTCCACTGCAACCCCATTTCAAGGATCATCGGTTTGTGAGCATTACCCAGTCCCTGATGTTTCTCTTCAAAATCGTTTTTCAGTCGTTCAAATGCCTGATCTGTAAGTTGCTGTTCTGTCTGCAATACACCTGATGTAACCGCGCCATTACTGAACAGGCGGGCACCGTGCTCTTCAGTAGCCAGTCCAAGAGCGACCGCCTGTCTGGCATATGCGATTGGATTCAGACCAACCAGCCCGTCAAATGTGAGGGTTCGAACGTGCCAGATTTCCTCCTGAGTCAGGATGTCGGATGTGCCATCCGGAAACGTAACCTGGTAAACCGGCTCCCACCTGCTGTTTAATTTTGGTACTACAGAGCCAGGATCGAGCGGAAGCAGCTCAACAACCTCTCCCAGAGCGTAAACCTTGTACGCGTAGAAATTCCCGCGCAGACACAGACAAACGATAATCAGTTCCCAGAACTCCTGTGGGGTCATGTACTCGTTAGGCTGAACCGATAGCAGTTTGTGAAGGCGTTCATTAACCGCCTTTTCTTTGCGGTCACCGGTAACTTTTAACAGGTTGCATGGAAGCATACCCATCGACTCTGCCAGCACCCTGATGCAACCAAACACAGCCGTCAGGTGCATCGCGCGGCGTGAACTGACTCGCCTTCCTGTGTAGGTGTCGTACGAATAGCCTGCCATTTCTGCCAGTTGTGCTGGGGTTGAAACAGGAGTTCCGCTTTTCTGGAATAATCCGGGGAAAAACATTCGTTACCCCCTCAGCAGATACTTGGAAACCAGCCATGACCAGAAAAGGCACAGCCCACCACCAGCAATAAAACCAGCAGGCGGATACACCAACCATGCCCCATAAGAGAGCAACAGTGCTCCCAGCACCCCGATAGTTGGGGTGAGAATATTCAGGATCATAATTGCCTCAGTTAAAGTGAACGTATGCCGTGCGTTTCAAGGCGATCAGAAAGGGTGTCAACTTTCTCATAGAGCATCAGACGGCCAATACCCATAATCAGCGCCACTGCGCCGTCGATTTTGTTTTCGTTCTGCTCTTTGATGGGCTTCACCACATCGTCATTGCCGGGGATGTTTTTCCCCACCACGTTGGCAATACACCAGCTCATGATGGGGTTGCCGTCATGATGAAACCTGCCGGACTCGATCGCCGCTTCAAGCTCTTTCATCGGGTCTGACATGTTGGTGTAGTTCTGAATGATGGTAACGGGATTAAGCTGCTCATCCGCCAGGTCATGAGAAAGCCCGGTTGCGCCGTAGGGATCAATCGGTGACTCGGTGACCGGGTTCAGTTTGTTCGCTGCTTTGGCCTCCTCCAGGATGTAGCGGTAATCCACCTCCGCGCCATCGGTGACGGTGAGGTAACCCATCTCCACCCATTTCTGAAAGCGTTCAGCAGTGCGGCGATCCTCGTTTTTCTCCACGCTGTAAACCGTGTCATACGGTACCCAGAAGCGTGGCGCCACACTGTAATAATGCGTTTTGCCATCTATCTCGCGGGTGAACAGCCTCGCCATGCTGTTCATATCCAGTTTGCGTGCAAGGTCGAATGCCAGCACACAGGGCTGCCCTTCGAAATGCTCGAGCGTAAGCGTTTTGTCTTCGCAGTTCTGCCAGGACACAAGGTTATAGAAAGCCGCCCGCGCCGCCACCCAGATATTCAGATGCTTGGTTTTAAAAACGCCCGCCTGCCGGGCATTGTTAATCGCGCGCTGCTGCTGACTGAGAAGAAAATCGCGGTACACCGAGACGCCCATATTCGGGTTCGCCTTCTCCAGCACCTTCGGATCCGTCCAGTCGTCGCCATCATCAACCGTGTAGATGATGCCGAACAGCTCCTCGTTGGGAACCGAGCCGTTAAGCATCTCGATCACTTCGCGGCGTTTGTCGTAGCACGGACCTTCAATGTTGTAACCGGCGGTGGTGATCGCCCACATCAGCGGCTGGCGACGCGCGCCCATTCCGGTCAGCATGGTGGTATAGAGCGAGTCGGTCTGATGTTCGTGATATTCGTCGACGATGGCGCAGTGCGGCGACGCACCGTCGCCCGGGTTGCCAATCAGCGGTTCGAACCGCGCACCGTCCTCAGGCCGGTTCAGGTTGGAGGCATTCACCTCGATGCCGAACGCTTCGACGAGCAGCGGAGTCCGCTTGCACATCAGCCGCGCAGGACGAAACACTTCCCACGCCTGTTTTTCAGTCGTGGCGCCGGAATACACCTCCGCGCCGAATTCGTTGTCACAGGTAAAGCAGTACAGCGCTACGCCGGCGGAGATCGCAGACTTACCGTTTTTACGGGGGATCTCGGTGTAAACCTCGCGAAAGCGGCGCAGCCTTGTCCCCTTTTGCACCCAGCCAAAGGCACAGCAGATGATGAACAGTTGCCACGGCTCGAGGGTGATCGGCATCCGTTTAAACGCCCATTCGCCCTTGGTATGCGGCAGCAATTGAATAAACTTCGCGGCCTTCTCCGCCATGTCCTTATCAAAGCGGTACCTGAATTTGCGGCTTTTCTCCTGAGCCATGTCGTCGATGTGGCGCTGGCAGGCCTGAAGCACAAACTGGCACGCGGGTATCTTTCCCCGCACAACGTTGCGGGCATATTGATTCGCGGCGTTGACGTTAGGGTACGATTTCCGGCTCATGAGTTGATCATCTTCAGGAATGGGTTAGCGGTTTTCTTCTTCCCGGCCAGGCCGATAAGACGCTGGCGACTACTGGGGTCAAGGCCCAGCATGGATCCGGTGGAGCTCATCTCCGATTCCTGCTCTTTCTTGGCGGTCAGCTCGGGGTTCTTTATCCTGCCGCCCATCGCGCCGACGATGGTGTTACCTTCCGACGCGATTTTCTTCACGGCACGGCGCCAGAATTCGTAAGCCACACACCAGCGCTCAAGAACCGCCAGGTCGGTAACGCACAGCAGTCCCTGCCCACATAACTCTTTTGTGGTCAGTTCCCACATGACGGAAGCCAGCGGGAGATCGTCTTCTGAGAACCAGTCCGGCGGCTCTACACCTTTAATTTGCGTAAAAACTGGTTCCTCTTTATTAAGGGCTCGCTTTCCGGGGTTACCAGCCAGTTCCTTGCGCGCCGTTGGCTTGGGGCGACGCCCGGAACGCCCTGCCGTTCCAGCCATATGCGGCACTCCTGGTTAAATTTCATTTTTCGCGGGTATAAAAATTCGGGGAGGCGGGCAGTCCTGAAGGAAGGCGGTCGCAGAGATTTTGCCACCCCCTCCCCTGTCCGACATAAGATGATAATTATTATCATTTAAGCCGCTCACGCGCGGTCTTCGCTGCGTGACACGACCAACACAGACTCTCGAGGTTACTGTCATCATCCGTGCCCCCGTGAGCCTTCGCTTTGATGTGGTCGACACAGGAAGCCTGCTTGACGATCCCCTGCCTGAGATGGTTCTGACAAAGACCACCATCACGCTTCAGGATGCGGGCTCGTATCACTTCCCACTTCGCTCCATAACCGCGCTGGTGTCTGGTTTGTCCTGGCTTAAATTGCCGCCATCCTTCGCCTTTATGCGATTCGCAGTAGCCTGACGGGTCAGTTGTTGTCGAGCGGCAACCGCGAACACGACAGGATTTTGGTGTACGAGGTGGCATATAAGTTCCAATAAAAAAGCCACTAGCAGAACCAGTGGCTTATTAAAAATAATTTAAAATTAAAGAGTTAAAAATCAGGAGCAACAAAACTCATACGATGCTGTTTACATAACTCTATTACAGTGGATAGTGATTTCACTGGACGAGTATCCAATCGGACTGATGTTTGAAATCCTGAATTCTTAGGTGGTTCAAGATGATCAAGTAGTAGATCTTCGATCTTTGCCCAAACAGGAACAGAAGTGCCGCCAATCTCAATACGTACTTCCATAAAAGCCATGACAAGGTTTATCTCACCTTGTTCATCCTGGAGAATTTCATATTTAAGATAAAAATCGTTATCTGAATTCAAGTAAATAGTTTTAGCTACTTCATAGTAATCCATCACAACCTCCATGCTTAATATGAGGTTATAGAATACATCCATAATAAAAATGGCGGAAGCATTATCACAGGAACTCTGTGAATGCCTGCTGTAATGCCAGTCACATCAAGGGAAGGAGACGCCTAAATTAACCAGTACGGCTCTCTTTTCCTCAATACGACGGTCAAGCTCACCCACAGCATGTGGGCGTATAGCATCCAAAAAGGCATTATCCTGATAGGTAGATTGGATTGTTACCCCAAGCCCTGCACCACTCTCCAGAATGCTTTTCTGTCGCTGTAGTTCTTTTATCTCGTTATTGATGTAATACGCTTCACTTAGGTTCTCTACGTTCATTGTGCCGCCTTATAGTTATTTGACTGTCTCACAGAGTCGTAACTACGCTCGCACGTCATTCCGGCGTTGTAGCGTTCGTCAGCGATTGCAGCATAACGTTTAGCTTCTGCTGCAATATCTCCGAGCATGTCGGCGAGCATTCCGGCGTCGGCTCTGGCTGTTTTGCTTCTGACGGTAGCGGCAAGATCTGCGGTGTGCTTTGCGGCGTCCAGGCGGGTGGCAAGTTTTGTTGCTTCGGTGCGCAGCTGGTTAACAGTGGCAGACAGGCCAGCAGCAGTGGCAGCAGCTTTGGCGGCATTCGCTTGTGCATCTTTAACAGCCTCATCCCGGGCAATAATGCGCCCTTGTTCAATCATCCGTGCGGCAGTCTGCGCGTTCACGGTCTGTGACGACTCAGCGCTGTCGCGTTCTGCCCACTTCTTTTCCCAGCCCCGATCACTCCAGACATTTCCGGCAATGAATGCGGCGGGCACCAGCAACATCATCACCAGTAGTTTCCAGTATTTCTCCAGGATGCCCATCATGACAGGAACACATCACGCTCAGCCTTGCGGCGATTCGTGAGCCCCGGCATAACTTTTCCACCAGCTTTATTCCAGCGCAGAAACTCATCAGCAGCGCCTTTGATATCGCCAGCGTTCAACTTCTTCAACAGCGTGGATGTTGATAGCGCACGCGAGCCGACGTTGTAAGCGAACGATACCAGCGCATCAAACTGGCCTTGTGTCAGTTTCACTCTGACCAGTTTCAACACATCGTTTTCATAACTCACCAGCCCCGTTTTCAGCAGCCGATCAGCAGTGGTCTGGTCGATAGTCATTCCAGGCTTTACTGGCTTGCCATCTACCGGGTAGGTCCAGCCGTAGCCAATCGTCCACGGTGCGCCGCCTGTTCCCGGATCTGGATAGGCGGTCAGCCGGCAACCTTCGAATTTTTTAATCAGCGCAATGCCGTCAGGACTGGTTTGCATCGTCAACTCCCGCCTTTTTGGCTGCGAATTTTTTAATCAGATTGCCGATCGAATCGGTGCCGATGTATCCAATAAAGACGCTGGCAATGTATGCGAGGTTGCTACTCAATCCGGAGAAGTCGAGCAGGTCACGAATAAACCAGGCAATCATCGCGCACATCAGCGCATCAATTAGCGTTTTTGTTACCGCGCCGCCGTTATAGCGACCACGCAGGTACGCCATGATAAAAGCCAGCATTGCACCAATACCCTGCTCCTTGGCGGCAAGTAGCGCAGCGATGAAATCTTGTTTGTATGGCATTTTCATAGGCCTCACCTCCGATAGTTCGGATGGCGCTGTGTTTGAAAGGGTCAGGCTTCACGGGCTGGATTTATCAACAAAGCACGTAGTGAGTGATACCCGGGAGCCTGATGTTGTGGGCGGGCTCTGCGCAAGCGCCTGCCGGATTGGGTTATGAGCCGTCCGTCAGCGAGCCCTGAATATGAAAAAGGCCACGCAAACGCGCAGCCTTTTAAACTCTTAAAATTAGAATGGAAAATTACTTAGTCCCAAAGTTTGACGGAATCATCCTTCACTGATTTTTTGCCAATTTGTTCATCATCAATTTTCTCAATGATTGATTCTTTAACAAGCTCGCAAAACTTACGAATGTCGGATTCATCTCTGATAGGCAAGGTGACATTATCATTAACGTTATCTTCCAGGATTGAGTACTCTAAATGCCCGTCAATGAAATAAACGTTTATGCGTACCGGGATAGGGCTTGGTATTGGCGGCTCATCATCAACAACTGTGTGTAATACAATCGATGCGCCATTAACCTTATCTACATCTAAATCATCCAGAGTTAGATCAAGAGATGCGAGACCATTTCTATTTACCACAAATACATAAGGATGTTCTTGCCCATCCACGAACTTAAAGGTTTCAGCAGGTAATTCTAGCGATTCAAAATATATCTTAAGAAATTCATTTATAGAATTCTTAATAGTCTCTCTATATTTATATTTACTTTCCTTTTTCTGACCCTTTTTATTTTTCAAGTCGTTAAATGTAATCATGCTGTGTTCCTGTGCTTATAGTCCACAGTTACAGTATGCCACAGAAAGCAAAAACAAAAACCCCGCCGACTGGCAGGGTCCATAATCAGTTTCATTTGGATGTACGTATCCATGATTAGAAGCATACAAGACAACTTCGGACAAAATCAAGTCCTATGTCGTGAAAATGCTAAAATTTATCCACATCATCATTAAAATTGGTCATTTTCTGAAAAGCAGCATCAGCCTTGCGCTCTTCCTGGTAACAAATATCCACCAGCGACTCAAGAAACAGCTTCCAGTTGCGTGTCCATGTCCTTACGTGCAGTTCTGGCAAACGCCTGAGAATCGCTTTATATGCCGCAGTAGACGGTACCGATGAAAAACCGTTTCCAGAGCATCGCTCACAGGTTTTAAACACCGGCGCACCACGTTCTTTTGTAGCAATACGGTCGAGCACTTCGCCTTTTCCACCACAACGGCAGCGGGCTTCTAGTTTCCCCTTACCGTTACAGGCGGTACAGAGACGCTTAACCTGTTCACGTTCAATTTTTGGCGCAACAATCTCATCACCATCGATGTTGTAGAGTCCGGGATACTTAACCACATCCTCATACCCTTCAATAAGCCCGGTTCCGTTGCAGGCATGACACGTCACGCTGGTGGCAGCAGAGCGGGAGTATTCCGCAAAGGCAAACTGCGCCAGTACCAGCATGCTCCAACCAAATTCACCACCAGCGGCTTTGCGCACATTTTTCGGTGCAACGTCCATCGCGTGACGCGCCAGCGCCTGAACCGCCAGTTGTTCATCCGTCTTGCTGATCCCCACCTTACCAAAGAACGCCGCCGAGCCAAACCGTGCGCGGCTGCTGGTCGTGCCGATGGCCGCCATGACATCAGTGCCGGTTATCCGATCCGGGGAAGTTCCTTTCACACTGTCGCTGATGTGCATACCCTGAGGGCTGAAATGTTTTAGCGATGCTTCCAGTTTCATTATGCGGCCCTCTCGATCGAAGAAATTAAAATCTGCCCGGTTTCGCCCCAGACCTTAGTGACGCGAAAGTCCCAGATATGCGCATCATCAGCGAATAAGGCATCCATCAGCGCTTTGATCATGTTGTCGGCGTCTGGTTTATGCTGGTGGGCCTGCCCTTTCATGGTGGCGCGTTTCTTCTGGCTCCAGCTTTTTGGCATTGGCAGAACGAATGTGATGTGGCTACCCGCTTCCGGCATAACAACCTTGTTCAGCCTAACCTCATCGCAGAACGCCCGGTAAAGCATAACTGCTGGTCGCGTTTTCCATTTGTCGGCCCGGGTCATTCGTGGCTTACCCATTGGGGTAATATTAAAAATCTGCATGGCCAGTCTGATTACCTTTTGAATAGCGTCGTGGTTGTGATTTAGGCATCGGTGCTGATTTTCGTTTTGCTTCTTCCTGGTCGATCGGCAGGAAATGCCCGTTGTAGAAGCGCCGATATACCGTGCCAAGAACACCATTTCGCTGCTTGGTGATGTTGATTTCCGCAATCCCCTTTGCCGGAGATTCCGGGTTATACACTTCGTCGCGATAGAGCATCATGATGATGTCAGCGTCAGCCTCGATTTCACCGGAGTTTTTCAGGTCTGAGTTCATGGGACGTTTGTTCTGACGGGATTCAACACCACGTGAAAGTTGACTCAAAACCAACACAGGTGTCCGGTTTGTTTTGGCGAGTCGCTTTAGCCCCTTCGACAACTCACCTACAGCCAGGTCATAACGCGCTGCACTCTGGATTTTAATAAGTAACAGGTAATCAATAACCACCAGCGCAGTTTCAGGATGGGCTATCTGATGGCTGGTTGCCGTTTGCTGGATCTGCTCAAGCGTCAGATCTGTGGCATCTACCATCCACACACTTCGGCCCGTCAGGCGACCAACACCGGTTGAAAGTCGTGCCCAGTCTTCATCCTGGAATTTTGCTACCTCCTTGAGTCGGGATACCGACATACCACCAGCTGCTGACACCATGCGCTCACCAATCTGGATATTTGCCATTTCCATGCTGAAAAACAGTACGCCGTGTCCCTGCTCTGAAACCTTGTCAATAATATCCAGCGCCAGTTCTGTTTTTCCCATCGATGGCCGTGCGGCAATGAAGACCAGATCGGTTTGCTCAATCCCTCCGGTTTTCGCGTCCAGATCGTCAATCCCGGTAAGCAAGGTTTTTGCTACATCCAACCCCTGGTGTCTGGCATCTGCGCGTTCGACGACGGCCGTGAGTACCTCGTCGATATGTACGGGCTGAACGGTATCGGGAGTAAGAGAAATTGCGGCCATGGCATCCTGGGCGCTTTTCAGGGCCTCAACAGCGTTATCACCGTTGGACGCATTGCGGATCCCTGCCAGTGCCTTTTCAACCACCATCTCAGCATCGCGGACAGCGGCATTACGCTCCAGTGTGGAAACGTAATAATCCAGAGCTGACTTCGCCCAAGTGATACGACTGGATTCAAGAATGGTTGCGCTGTGCTCTGGCATGGCTTCGCAAAGCAGCAATGGATCTATCACTCCGATCCCACGAGCCTGTCGACAGATGCCGGAATAAATTTCACGATACTGCCGGACTGAGAATGCACTCGCCGGCAGGCGGGAAAGAATGCCCAGAACCTCAGGATCGGTGTTGCGCAGAAAAATAGCGCCAATTACCGCACCTTCCAGATCATCGTTTCTCCATACCGGAGTCATCATGCTGCCACTCCACCAGCAATCGCACGATAGCTTTCCCAACCAAATGCCAGGCGGTTACGTCCACCATCGGTAACACGATCTACGATACGTTCGCCAATTGACTCTTTGAGTTGCTCAAAGGTCAGGTTACTTATCAGGATTGTAGGGAGTACGCTCTCATATCGGGCGTTGACAACCTCCTGCAGTATGGTCATTTCAGTCGGACTACCAAACTGAACGCCCACCTCATCGATAATCAGCAGATCCAGAGATGAGAAACGTTCAATTACTTCATCCTCGGTACTTTCTGCGCTGTGGCGCCATGTGTTTTTCACGGCTCGAGTCAGTCGCATAACGTCGGTGATTTCCACACTTGCAAGGTGATTGCGGATGATGCTTTTTGCCATGGATATGGCCAGATGATTTTTCCCGGTGCCGCAATTTCCCGTCATGACGAGCCCGGTTCCAGCCTTCAGGCGATCTGGCCAACTGGTGGTGTAACGCTGACATGCCGCCAGATTTTTGGCAGCATCCTGATTGACAGCCTGGTAGTTAGCGAATTCACATGCTTCAAAGCGTCGGGCGATCCCCGCATTGTCCATCAAATCTGCCACACGTAATTCACGCAAACCAGATTCGATGCCAGCAAGCTCCTCTTTCACGCAGTCCGGACACTGGGAATGTTTAACATTTTCGGCGCCACGAAACGCTTTTCCAGTTAGCGACATACGCTTATAGCCACCATGTTTTTCGCAGGAGACGACGTGAACTTCGCCTGACTCCCAGTTTCCCCACTGCCACGGTTTTTTATGTTCTACAGAAAAAGCCAGTTCTTCACGAAGACCTTCACGTTTCGTCAGCAGCGAATCCCTTTCCTCGCGTTGTTTGATGTTCAGCATTGTGTTTCCCCTTGTTACCAGTTGCAGTCTGATTGGCCGTAATCCTGTTCGCTGAAGCCAGATACCGGAAGCGCACTGCGACGCCCACCACCGGGAGCGGATGGAGTTTGCCAGGCTTCTTCGAAATGGCGATCAGGTCCAAAGAACGTTGCCGCCTGCTTGACGTATTGCGTGCCAACGCTACCAGTGGTGCGCACGTAGGCTGCATAGCGCTTAACGCCTGCCAGCATGTCTTCAGGTTTAACCCCGTCTTTCAGCCGAGCTTTCCAGGCCTTGAAGGCTGCTGCTTTTGAATTTCCACCAGCACGTTTGGGGTATGCCTGCCAGGCCTGCTCGAACTCGTTGGAATAGTTCTCTTTGGAAGAGCGATTTTCAGAAGAGGCTTTACCACACACGCCAATATCTTGTGATTCTTGTTTTGAATTTACTTGTGGATCATGTTTTGAATTTACTTGTGGATCTGGGGTCAGATTCTGACGGGTGAAAACGCCATTTTTGTCAGAATCTGACGGGTGAAAAACGTTTGAACATCCAGAATCTGACGGTTCAGAATTTGAAGGTTCAGAATCTGACGGGTGAAAACCGTTAGCCCTGCGCTGCTGTTTCAGCGCTGCCACTTTGTCCTTCTCAATGCGTGCCAGAGCCTCGAGACGATCAGCATTCAAATAATAAAGATTGGACGTGTTGCGATTACCTTTACGGCGTGATTCACGACGCAGCCAACCGGAAGACTCCAGTTCTGCGATGGCGGTCCTGACCGTGCTTTCCCCGAGCCCCAGTTGGCGGCAAATAGTTTCAACACTCGGATAGCAGACACCATCATCATTCGAGTAGTCAGCCAGGCGTGCCATAATCACAAGTTTGGCTCCCTTAATGTCATGCGCTGCGCACGCGTCCCAGACGTTACCGAGAATTTTGCTACTCATACAAACTCCTGAACTGGCGTTATTGTGTAGCCGCGAGCTGGCTCAAGACGAACTGCAAGCCCGGTATTGAGAGCACCAATTTTTCTCACTTTCAGGAAACCTGCACGTTCAAGGGCCTTGATCTCCTTAAACATTGCCTGTTTTGAGCAGCAACAAAATTCGTACAGTACCTGATGATCGATTACTCGCTCCCCTTCTCCATCCATAGATCCGCCCATCAAAATGCAAAGCATGACCAACCGCTGAAGTGGGTTATCGAATGAATATTTACGTACGAAGTCAGAGTGATTCATGATTCCTCCAGCATGCCGTGACATGTCACACCTCAGAACCGCTCTTGAAAACCAACTGTTCTTTTGTAATAACTGGCTTATCCATGAATGACTTAGATGCGCTCTCGATCGCCAATGCCAGCCTGGGGGAAGCATTGCGATGACCATAAGCAATGAGATTCAGGTATCCCGAAGATGTGCCTGATTTTTTAGCAAGATCTGCCCACTGCTCTTTTGTTGAGGACTTACGCCAAGCAAGTAATTGGTTGTTCATTACGGTCTCCTGTTGCAATGAATCAACTTTAGCTTTTTGCTAAATTAAATGCAATAATCATTTAGCAGTTTGTGTATTTACCACATTGCTAAATAATGAGATTATTTTGACATGGACATAAAAAGCATACGCAAATCAAACCTTGAGCAACTCATTGTTGAGTTCCTGAAGCGCGACAGACATACGACAAAAGCAGCTTTCGCAGAATTGTGCGGGATAAGCCCTGCCCAGTTGAGCCAGTTGCTTGGGGGCAATAGCCATCGAAACATAGGCGACAAAATGGCCAGAAAGATTGAACAGGCCTTGGAGCGTCCGTTTGGGTGGCTGGATAGTCCACACAATGCTCCTGACAGTATTAAAAGCGAGTTGGAGTATGTCGGATCAGTCAGACCGGGAGCTGTACCAGTTGTAGGGGAAGCGATTCTTGGGATTGACGGAATGATCGATATGCTAGAGATCCACGCTGGATGGCTACAAATATACAGCGCGGATAGGGATGCCTATGGGCTGAAAGTGAAGGGAGACAGCATGTGGCCACGCATACAGTCTGGAGAATATGTCGTCATAGAGCCAAACACCCAAGTTCATACAGGTGATGAGGTTTTTGTGCGAACAAAAGATGGGCATAACATGATAAAAATCATGAGTAAAACTCGCGATGGCGATTATCAATTCTCAAGTGTAAACAGTGATCACAGGCCCATCACCTTAAGTCCTGATAGCATCGAGAAAATGCATTTTGTTTCAGCTATTGTTAAGCATACGCGTTATGTTGACAATGATGAAATGCCCACCCTGTAAAACCCATCTTCATCCCCCTCCAACCGACCTGATGGTCGGTTTTTTTATGCCCACCGAAGAATAATATTAAAATAATTATATTGTTTATCAAATACATAAAAGAAAAAGTAAATAATTTAGCATTTATCATTTGCATGGCTTTTACCATTTTGCTAAATTCACTTCATCAGCAGACAACGGAGCCTATGAAATGAATGTAGAACAAATGCTTTCCGAGAACGGAACTGTCCGCAAAATTGCGATGGATATTGATCGTGTAATCAATGCGCTTGAGTACGCAGAATCAGATCCAGATGTTGCATATAAACCAGCGGCACTCATTAAAATTTGTATCAATCAGTTAAAGGAGAATCTTTCTGTTATAAACCATGAACTTGGTTATGATTGGCCGGAGAATAAATAAATGAAAACTCCATTAGAAATGCTTAATGACATTGTCGCTCAGATTTCCGAAGGCAATACTCTTCTGGAAATGATTTATAAAAACACCGAAGAAATGAATGAGGATACTGATTGCAGCTTAGCCTGCCTCATTCGCTCTTTCGATAAGACCCGTGAAACAGCTTACACATATATCGAAGAGTTAGCAAAAAGCGAAAAGGCAGTTCAGCCCCTCATCGGGAATAGCGATGATATTGCCGATGATATTTTTTATGCCACAGTCAGCGCTGCAAAACTCAGGGAACTGGCTCACGTATATAACGAATCATATTTTTCAGGAAAAGACAGTGATGACGCCGATTGCCTGATGGCATCACTTATTTTCGATAATACGATTAAAGTACATGACTTACTGAAAAGCATCGAAACAAAATTAAATTAATTAATAAGTAGTTTAAATCACACCATCCCTGGTGGGGATACGTGCAACCAAATTTCAGCGAGGTGATATTTATGTTATTCGTTAAGGATAAAGCAGCACACAAGACTGCGCGGTTAATTGCCTCTTACGGTGGTAGCTATCTGCATATTGCCAACCTCTTTCTGAGCAAAGCATATGGGAGGTAAATATGTGGGACCCATCAACAGATGACAGCATTGAAGATGTAGCTAATTCATCCAGAAATCTTAATGAACTATTGGACCTGATGCATCTTTGTTTTAAGGAAATGAACCCTCTCCAGACTGAGCAGTTGCTTGGTCTTGCTTTGAACATCTCATCAGATATCGATATCTGGGTGAAGGCAGAGGAAAAACGACGTGAAAAATAACACCATTGAAATTTATCGCCGTCGCATTGCTATTGCAGCATTAAGCCGAATGAAGCGCAAGACTGGCGGTTATTGCCTGTCCGTTAATATGCCTGATGGAAATATTCAGGTTATCGAGATTAACGAAGAATCAATGTCAAAACTTTTGCAGCGCTTCGAAAAACAGGCGCGGACTGAATTTGCAGCAGAGGCGGAAACCTTTATTCGCCAGACATATATAAAAAGTGTCGATATCAATGGACACGCCGAATATCTGACCGAAACCGGGAAGATGATTGTTGACGAGATTTTTGCGGAATTAATTAAACACGCGAAAGAGAAATACGTATGTGGAGGAATTAACTGATGACCTCACAACAAACAATTATGCACGGGATTCAGATCCCCCCCCAGTCATCAACGTGGATCTGCATGTTCTTCCGGACTTCACCGGGCGCATTGTTCTTTATATCGAAAACGGTCGTGTCACATGCGATCGCCGACTTTTTGAAGACGAACACATTTGCGCTCTGGACACTTTTATCGAAATGGCTCGCGAAATGGAGCTACGCATTGAAGAGGTTACTGGTGGCACTGACAGCAATTCGAATACCTGAACGCGTACACCTGCAGGCAATGCAGGTCCTGCTGCGATACCGGCGAAAGCGAATCTATGCGCGACGTATGCGAAGGACCGGGTATCTCAGCCTGAAGGTTAATCCGCGCTGGAGGCTGTTATCGAAAGACGATGGCCGGAACTGGGAAGTAATGACGCATGAACGATACAACAAAGTTAAGGATCGGAAATGAACGATAAACGCATCAACACTACCTCAATTGACAGCGCTTTTGCCAAAGAGTTGCAGCCCGTTTATGTCGTTTCAAGGCACGGGTATTCGCGCCGTTTCCTCAGCAGAAGGGCAGCGCTCAACAACCTTGCTCACTACATGGTAACCAAAACATTTTGGCGGGCTGGATTGAATACCAACGAACCAGATGAGCCTGCTTTCAGCAATGGTGTCCTCGTGAATCGTATGGGCCAACACACACAGCAATATCTTTTTGCACATAACCGCTGCGTTCGTCGTCTGCGCCGCATCCTGGCTCGTAAGCGCGATATGCAGAAGTGGTGCGAGAAATGGGACGCCATGCATGACCGCTACGTGAAAGAGCGCGAAGAACTTCAGTCCAGCAAGCCGGAGGGTGTTCGATGAGCAGTAAATACGACATTCCAGAAGCTACGCCAAACGGCATCAAAATCGGGAACCGTGTAATTGGCTGGTCTGGCGCGGTTAAACAGTTCGATGGTCCGCGTTTTGACTCCCGACCATCGGAAGGGTTGCGTTGGTTAGCCTGCATTATGGATGCCGAGGCTTCTGGCTGGGTGGCTTTGTATGTCAAGAAGGAACTCATCCTGTGGCGCTGGCTTGTGGCAACTGTGTTCATCAACGAAGAGAGGGATAAGAACGGCACTATCGATATCCCTAACGAGTCCGAAGGAGTCGACACCGCAGTTATTTATTCGGGTAAGAAAGGCGATCTGAGTATCTATCCTGGCCCACTACGCTTTTCTCTTGCCAACCACGTAGAAAGTATCGCGATTGAGAAATACGGCGTGGAGAAGGGTTCAATGATGGCCCTTCGCATGTACCAGAACATGGTAATAGCAGATCCAGAAGACGGATTCAGGATGTCACCCTTTGGACGAGAGGGGCTTGAGATGCTTCACGATGACTACATCGGAATGATTAAAACCAGCGGCATGCCAGAAATGCCAGTTATGCACTGAGGGAACTGATGATGAATAACCAGCTGATGACATTTAGTTCAGAAGAGCTCGATTTTTCGATGAGTGGGGTCCTCTACGAAGGAAAACCAGCATTTGACGCAGTTGAATTGGCTAAGTCGCTTGGGTATACGAACCCAGCAAAAGCACTGAAAGACCATTGTAAGTATCTGATTAAACTTAATTATAACGAATCGTTAGAATTGGGATTTGGTGAAAAACCACGTGGCACTCAACTTGCCGGTCAGGCTGATTTGTTCCGACTGATCCTGCGTAGCCAGCTCCCATCCGCTGAACGTGTGCAGGACTGGGTTTGTGAGGATGTACTTCCAACCATCATGGCCACTGGCACATACGGCAAAGAAGTGCCAGTAACTAAATCACACCAGCAGGGGATCAGCATGAATAACGATATTCTTTCCTTGGCCCGGGTGGTTGCCGAAGCAACCGCATCAGCGACGATGAAAGCGGTTTTGGAAGTCAGCGGTACTAGCCTGGTTACTACTGCGACCGAATCCCCCGCAGCGCCACAGCAACGCATCAGTTCAACTGAATTCATTAGCACTGACGCTGAGTTCGTTCCGGTGCATAAGATTTCGTGGGAAACCGGTCTGTCCGATCCTTCCTGCCGTCGCCTCGTTCGGTTCGCAAACCTGCCATCCAGGCAATTACCAGGCGTTCGCGGTCTGTGCGTGCATCGTGAATCATTCATGCACGCCTTCCAGGTTCTGCTGGAAGAATCCACTCCCCCGGGCGGTAAGCGCAAGCGCTGGCAGCATACGGAGTTTGGCGGATTCGTTCTGCGTAAGGCACCAGTAAACGCGAATGATGAGAGTGCTGTATGAAGATCCAATATCAGGACTACGGAGCCGCAGCGAACATCGTGATCACCAGTACCGTGTTTGAATTCCGTAAACATAACCGGGTGGTAGACGCCGCCCTGCTCTGCACGCCAGGCATCATTGCAACCCGTAGCGGCGTGCTTTTCATGAAGTCAGTTTTGTCCGGCAAATCCCGCGATATGTTGCGGGCCTACAAAACCGTACAGCGGGAGGCTAAACGATGAAGCCATTTCTCCTGTCCATGCTGTTTGGCCTGCTGCTGGTGGCCGTCGTTTTCGGCGCGCTGATTGAATATAAGTTTTTGATGAATTACTAAGGTGCGAGATGAGGAAAATTAAAAGCCCGGTTGTGCTTATTCATAAGCGCGAAAATAGTGATACCTACGCTGTCGCGATCACCGATGGCAGCCAGGACTATCACGATTCCGTTCTGATGGCGACCATGGAACCAGACATGACGGGCGATGACGTCGATACCTGGAGCAAAACCGGCTACTACATGGCGGAGGAGATCCAGCGCTTACGCCAGCAATTGAGTGCCCCATTAAGCATCGGGGAGTTAATTCAGCGCCTTGAATCACAGACCGGCGACCGCTGGGAAAGAGTGGTTAACGATGTCACCTCTGGTAAACCGTTAACCATCACCCTTCCCGACGCCAGTTCAAAAGCGTTCTGGAGCGGTACCGGAAAGGGAGAAATATTCCATCCGGAAACCTATAAGAGCTGGGTGAAAGAAGCTATCGAACGGGCCGGTGTTATCGCCGGGATCAGCGTAGAGGTAAAGTGATGCACAAAGCATTTGAAATATGGGTGCGCCAGCGGTACGGAAACCGCTACGACCTCTCAAGAGATCAGGAAGGATTCTACTGCCGTGAAGTGGTTAAACGTATGTTTGATGTGTGGTGCCACTGCCGTGGCCTGAATATGGTGTGAGGTGGGTATATGAACAATGTTATTCAGTTATCCCCTAACGAGTGGGTTTGTGAAAGCGTTCTTATCGCGGTTACCGGGCTCAAGCCCGGTACCATCCTCCGGGCAAGAAAAGAGTGCTGGATGGTTGGCCGGGAATATATCCACGTTTCACCAGACGGGAACCCTAAGCCATCCAGTGAGTGCATGTACAACCGAAAGGCTGTCGATGCATGGGTGACTTCGATGAAAAATAAACAGCCTGGGTGATTTGATGCCATGAAAACGGTAAGCTCATATCGCTCTTGGGCGTCTGGAGGTATCAATGGATAAAGTCATATATCCAACAGGCGTCGAAAACCACGGTGGAACTTTACGCATCTGGTTTAATTTTAAAGGTAAGCGTGTCAGGGAAAGCCTCGGTGTCCCTGACACCGCTAAGAACAGGAAGATCGCCGGAGAACTGCGGACATCGGTATGTTTTGCCATCCGCACAGGAACATTTGATTATGCTGCACAGTTTCCTGACTCCCCTAACCTCAAGGCTTTTGGTGTAAGTAAAAAAGAAATTACGGTGAAAGAACTTGAAGAAAAATGGCTTGATCTGAAACGGATGGAAATCTGCGCGAACGCATTAAATCGCTATGAGTCTGTCGCAAGAAATGTGGTGCCAAGGATCGGAGGTAATCGACTGGTGTCAGCGGTAACTAAAGAGGAATTGCTGTACATCAGGAAAGACCTGCTGACCAGTTATCAAAATCCGACGAAAGGCAAAGCCCCTGCAAAAGGGCGAAGCGTTGTTACGGTGAATTATTACATGACGACGATAGCCGGAATGTTTCAGTTTGCTGCTGACCACGGTTACTTAGAGGTGAACCCATTCGAAGGAATTAAGCCTCTGAAAAAAGCCAGGGCAGAGCCAGATCCGCTGACTCGAGACGAATTTATTCGCCTGATAGATGCATGCCGGCATCAGCAGACGAAAAACCTGTGGTCACTTGCAGTATACACAGGGGTGCGTCATGGGGAGCTGACCTCCCTGGCCTGGGAGGATATCGATCTTGAAGCTGGAACAATAACAATCAGGCGTAATTATACAAAACTAGGTGAATTCACTCTACCGAAAACTGAGGCCAGTACCAACAGAGTGATACACCTCATTCAGCCTGCGATCAGCGTCCTGAGGAATCAGGCGGAAATGACCAGGCTTGGAAAAAGGCATCGGATCGATGTTCAGCTGCGCGAATACGGCAGAACTGAGAGCCACGAGTGTACATTTGTTTTCAACCCTCAACTGGTCAGAAGATGTCAGCAGGTGGGGATCATCTACAAAGTCGACTCGATAGGTGATTTATGGGACGCAGCGATGAAGCGAGCAGGGATAAGGCACAGGAAAGCATATCAGTCGCGTCACACGTATGCGTGCTGGTCACTGTCAGCTGGCGCTAACCCCAGCTTCATTGCCAGTCAGATGGGCCATGCGAGCGCCCAGATGGTCTTCAACGTATACGGCGCGTGGATGGCAGACAGCAGTAGTGAGCAGATCGCAATGCTGAATCAGAGGCTCGCGGATTTTGCCCCACAGATGCCCCAAAGCATACATAGCAGCGCCAGAGCATTATTGAAATCAGTAAGTTAA